TGCTATTTTTGGAGGATTAGCTTCAGTAGGAACAGGAGAACTTGGACTATCTCAGCGTGAACCAGTAAGCCAATTTAACTATTAATAACCATGCTAACCCTACTATCAACCCTAGTGTCCTTCCTTATGGGAGGACTACCAAAGATCCTGGAATTCTTTCAAGACAGGTCTGACAAGGCTCACGAGCTACAACTGGCACAGCTTCAGATTCAACGCGAAATGGAGCTTAGAAAGCTTGGCTATGAGGCTCAGGAGCGCGTAGAAGCGATCCATACAGAGCAGATAGAGCTTCAGACTAAATCTGCGGAGAAAACAGCCATAATCTCCGCACAACAAGCAGAGATGCAGGCCATCTACGCCCACGATACCAGCCTGAATGAGGGTACTTCACAGTGGATGCGTAATCTCAGGGCTTCTGTGCGCCCAGTAATCACTTATGGCTTCTTTTTCCTGCTATGCGCCATTGACGCTGCTTTGATCTATAAAGGTATGTCTTCTGGTGTTCCTTTTGCTGACCTAGCAGAGCATTTGTGGGACAATGAAACACAGGTACTCTTTGCTTCTATTATAGCTTTCCACTTCGGTGGTAGAGCGTTTGGCAAATGAAAGTAGATTCCAGTAATCTTATTCATGCTCATAGAGTAAGCGAACAGGCTTATTTGTGTTACGCAGAAAACCTTAAAAGAATGCAAGCACTGGTGGATGAAAAAGCTAAAAAGATTAAAGAATTAGATGCTAAATGTGAGGCTAGGGAACGAGAAGCTAACTTTACAACTGGACGAATAGATGTTACAGTATGAAAGTAAGCGATAAAGCTATCAAAATGATAACGCACCATGAAGGGCTTAGACTGAAGCCTTACAGGTGTCCAGCTAAGTTATGGACTATAGGAGTAGGACATGTTCTGTATCCCGATCAAGGTAAGATACCTATTAATGAAAGAGATAGTTATCAGCTTCGTCCAGAAGACAATAGAACATTCTCACAAGACGAGGTTAATAGCATTCTAAAAGCAGATCTAAAAAGATTTGAACAAGGTGTAGACAAGTTTATAACAGTAGAACTTACACAGGGAATGTTTGATGCTCTGGTGTCTTTCAGCTTTAATGTCGGTCTAGGTACTCTACAGCGATCAACTCTAAGAATGAAACTCAATAGAGGCGATAAAGAAGGCGCAGCAGAGGAACTACTAAAGTATTGTATGGCTGGCGGTAAAGTCCTGAAAGGACTACAGAATAGACGAATAGATGAAAAGAATTTATTTTTAAGCTAATAAAAAAGCCCTCATTAGAGGGCTTAATTGTTTATAGAATAAAGTATATTGTGATTATACCTAAGTATATGTAGATTATTGGTCTGGTTTCAGAATTAAAGTCTGGTTCTTTGTCTTCCTCAACCATGTGAATTGAATCGGCTGTTAAGCCAAACACTAGTCCGTTGTTCCATTGGTAGTTTACGGTGATGTCCATTAGAATGCTACCTCACACGCACCAGCGGTACAAGACAGCATCTGCGCTCCTTCGACATTATCGGTTCCCTCGATAAAGCTATCCCAGTTGATAGCGCTAGGCATCTTAGCCACAAAAGCCTCATACTCGGAAGAATTAATTTCTTCGTATGGGGCTTGTTTGTATGTGCCACCATCGTAAGGCAAGTAAGATACACCCGTGATTTCATCAAAGTTTTCCCATGTCCAAGCGCCTACTTTAGGCCATTCATTTTCGTTAACCGAAATAGTCACAGATGGCTTATGTTCACACCAGTGACGCTGATAGGCCAACCAAAGCTCCAGATGCTCGATAGCGGGTAGTTCCTCGCGCAGTTTAGCCCCGTCACCAACCTTTTGAGGAAAGCTAAACACGGTGGTACTGTCGGGCTTCATAACGCAAGGTTCTGATGGGAATCCCTGAGACTTTAGAAAGTTTGTCAGAGGATCTTTGTTGTCAGAACGAACCCTGCGAATATAATACTTACTATGTTGGGGATGGATACCACTAGCAGTTCCGGTAAGCTGAGATACAGTTCCTTCCGGTTTGATACAAGTAATAGCAGCGCTGTGAGGGATACTAAGAGCGTCAGCAAACTCAGAATTAGTAGCGATAGCGACATTTTTCAGTTCCTCCAATCGTTTGGGTAGCTCAGGATCGTAAACATTGTTCAAAAGCGGATTATCCAGGATTCCTGTCATAGATACGCCCAGCAAGCGTTCTTCCTCAGTATTGTGCTGCCATACCTTCCGCAGATACGGGAAGTGCGTTAGCGTGGATTGAAAAGTGCCAAGAATCGCTGCAATCCTGACTTTATTCCGTAGGATGTCCATAGTATCGCTGCTACGAACAACAACAGAAGATAGGTTACAAAACTGATAAGGACGAAGAATAATTTCACTACAAGGATTAGTACCCCATTCTTTATCCAAGGCCCTACGCCCGTTTTTGCCTGCTTGAAGTTCTGACGCATAACGATTAAAGATACCCCTTTCACCAGAGTGTGATTCATAAATATTTGACCATTCACGCATGAATTGCCCTACATCAGGTTTAATCTCGTAGACGGCACTGTTATTAGCCAAGGCTCGTTGACCGTTACCGTCCCACCAGTTTCCTGCTTTAGCATGTGCCATACGATCATCGCTTAGGTCAGACAAACTAATCATAGCGCTACGGCGTACACCGCCAACGACAACAACCTCGCCTACTTTACACATAATGTCGTGCGCTTCTAGCGTGTTCAGTTTACGGCCTGCTGCGCCCTTGAATTTGGCTATGACATATTTAAACAGATCCGCTAGAGGCTCTGGCCCGGATGCCCTACCGCCAAAGGTCTTCAGCCGTGCCCCAGCAGGGCGCACAGCAGATACATCCCATTTAGGGACTTCACCGGCATACAGCAGAGCAATAATTTGTCTAAGCGCCTTAGCCCAACCTTCTTTAGAATCCCGTACCACTACGACAGTATTGGATTCAAATAGGTGGTCTGGAACCTCTGGAAGCTTAGACACATACTTCTGTTCAACGCTAAAGCCTACGCCAGTGCCGCACAGAAGAATGTACATAGCCTCGTCAAAGGCTTTAGGATCGTCTATGGGCAGATAGGAGCAGTTATAGCCTGCAATGTTCTGCCGATCAAGCGCATCGCCTGCGGTCATGATAGAGCGCATGGATGGCATGGTTTCTAGGTTAGTTACCGCTTCCTGTAGCTCGTTTCGGAGTTCCGGTGAAAGCGTATAGTTATGCTTGGCTTTTAGGTGTTTTTCCATAAATCCGAAATAACGGTCTACGGTTTCGGGCCAATGTTCACGCCTGTTTTTGTCATCAAGAAACCTGGAATATCTCGATTTTGCGATATAAGTCTGGTACGGGGTCATTTTTGTCCTTCAAGTTCGATAAGTTTTTCTAGATAATGGATAGCCTTTTTCAGGTCTTCCACGCCTCCTTTGTCCCTCCAACGGGACACATATTTTACACAGTTGCCAGTAAAATAGCAAAGGTTATTTTCGTATATGTAATCCCAAGGTTGTACTTTATGTTTGCTGTAGTGGCTACCGCCGACTTGTTTCATGTCTTCCTGTTCCATGATTCGATTAATGTATTCAGTTGTTGATAGCATGAGAGTTTGGGTTAATAATATGATGAATATTTAACTTCTTTTCATAAGCTACTCTAGCTTCATAGGCTTCTTCTTTTGTGTCATAAAGGCCTAAATGTATATCTTTAGAGTGTACGCCTATACTTGCTAGCCATTTACCCTTGTTTGAATCAAAACACACACCTCTGAAGCCTGACTTATTAGTTACTGGGATTTTAGAGTTAAAACTGTTTAACTGGTGAGTGGCTTCTCTTAGATTTTCAATTCTATTATTTAAAGGGTTCCTATCTATATGATCAATAATTTTTGGTAATTTTCTGTGAAACATTGCAAAAATTACTCGGTGAACCAGATAAGTTTTATATGTTCTTTTGCTGACGGTATAACCAAAACATAAATAACCTTGCTTATTAGGAGTAAGTTTAACTTCTTTTCCTATTTTATGTTTAAAGTAACACTTCTTATAATACAGTTTACCGTCTTCATAACGATACCTATCAATCCATTCTTGAATTAATTTATCAGTTTCACTGGTGTCCATATTTACGCTCCAAGTATTCTATTGACAAAAACATTTCGTCGAAATGACCGTCTTTAACTTCGTTCATTACCAGTAATCCACGCCAATGACGATTACTAAGCTGATCCATGTAAGACTCGTCATGTAGATAGTAGCTACCAACAACGATTGAAGTGATTGCTTTTCCATCCGCTCGTTTTCCGTAAGCCACCTGTTTGCCTTGTTGATGCCCAGCAATACAAGACATGTGAAGTTTACTGATAATAGCAGCAGGACTAGCCGCAGGGCGTCCCAGTGCGCCCACAGGCCAGTAATGGTTAAAGCCCACACCGTTAATAAAGACAGGATGTAGAAATTCATGTACTTCCCAATCAGCTTCATAGCCTAGATCCTTTGTAGAAATTAGTCCTTCAAGAGTAGGATTATTGTTTACCGCCCTGTCTATACGATTCTCATGATTACCCAAAGTGAGTATCATACGAGGCTTATATACCTTCTCTTTGTTTTTCTTTTGACGATTTTGTAGGTCTTTAAGCGGCTTTAGTAACATTTTCATAGCCACCTTAGATACCTCAATATCGTTCTTGTACCGCAAACCTTCAAAGTATTTAGAGCCTTTGGTGTCGTGACTACTAAGACTAGGCATATCAGCAAAGTCTCCGATGTTCACAACAACATCTGGTCTATACTCACAAATAGCCTCTCCAGCCCAAGTAAGATGCTCCAGAGGAACATTTTCCTTAACTTGACAATCAGGAATTACCAATATTCTCATTATCGTCCTCAGTAGTTGTAAAGAAAGGTGAGCTAGGTTGATGAACACCGCCGTTATTCAAAGCAGGATTAGCAGCGAGTAGCTCATCAAATACCTTTTTGTCTAATTCTCTGCCGACTGCGGGAGAATAATTATAATCAAAACAGGGATTACTAACGACATAATACACTTTAGATTTAATATCGTAGCCGTAAGAAGCTTCTAAAGCCTTAATAATATCTTCCAATATTTCTATCCACATGGGGCCATCATAGTTATATCTTAGAGAATTTTCTTTATTTGGATATGGCGTATTATCTCCGTCCACTGAAATAGAAAAATATACACTTGTATCTTTATCTTCTGAGTTCATAATAGGCTCCTTGTTTATAACATGAAAATAATCTTCAAGATTCATTTCTAAAATTCCTAACGAAATAGTCTGCATCCACCACAACTAAGGGTTTACACTGATTCTGTTTAATAAACACTACAGGCTCATGCGTCCCGTGTGAGCAGGCTTGATTGTAAAAGTCATACACGGCAATACGGGCATAGCTTTTGCATTCAAGCTGCCAAGGATACACTTTCCTCGCAGCAGGAGACAGCATAACATCCTCGCCACCAGCGCCCATCGAGGTAGACTTAACATCATCAGATTCTAGCTCTGGCGCATATTCCAGGAGTTTAGCAGCAGCCCACTTCTGTAGGTTTCTACCTTTGGCTTTAGCGGATGATGTTTTCATGCTTTAGTCTTTTCATACTGGTGCAGCAAAGCCCCAAAGGAATCCGTAAATTCCTCGTTATGGTCTGTTTTGCCTAGCGTGAACAGAATAGCGTGAACCAGTTCATGCATAAATGTTTGCTGCGTTGTTTGTTCATTCATACCCGCACGGATTAGTATTTCCTGCGTAGAGGGGCTACAACTGCCATAGTCTGCCAATCCTTCTATCAGTCTGACTGTCCAATCGAATCCGGCGAGACTAAAGGAGGTAACCATAGCTGGTTTGGTGATCGTCTTAGCCATAGTAGCACCGCATTTTCGTTAACTCGTTCCGCATCACCGTCATAAGCTTTAACACAAGCATCATAAAAAGTCCTTTCGGTTGTACAGTTTTCCAGTATTTTAGCTGCCTTGACAGGCCCAATCCCTTTGATCCCAATGATATTATCAACCCTATCGCCAGTTAAAATCTGCGTGTAAAAGTTTCTTATTCCTTCTTCTTCATTGATAAAGTATTTCTCTTTCCGCACAAAGTTGTAATGCCAACCCGGAACCTGATCGAAATCCTTATCAATGGAAACTATCCAGTACGATCCTGCTTCTTTTGTGGCTTCAATGGCGATTTCATCGTC